ATTACACTCTATAATACACAATTCTTTCATAATGTCAACAAGTTTATGTTTCTTCTCTTTATTGGATAGCGCCAATTTCTCTCCTTTGTGCAGCTATCAAGCCTCCCCATGCCACGGTTATCAGCGCAAGAGGGAGTATATGCCAAGTGAAGAAGGCAGTTGAAGCAACGAAAGAACATAATAATCCGAGAACGGGCAGCTTGTCTGTCGCCTTAAACCCTGATATAAATAACCTCCATGAAGTCCAGATGAATAATCCCATTCCTATGATACCACCTCTCCAAAACCATTCTATAAACTCGTTATGTGCTTCTCCGTGATAACCGTAAATAGGTACGTTAAATAAGTAGGGCATGAATCCGTGACCCGCTAAGGGTAAGGGCATAGAATCCGTCAAGGTCATGCCCCATAGTGACAGCCTCACATTGAGATGATCGGATATCACATATTTGAAAGGTGAGCTTATCAGGGGTGAAGATAGGACCAGCCCTGCAATAATAACGGGGATAAGCAGTTGCCACCTTCTACGCCTCAAGAATGCCGGGAAACAAATCATATAGAGCGCGAAGGTTTCGTCAACATTGCACATGAGGCCCACAAGGTACATATGCTGCCCTGGTAAAGGAGTCATGGGCCACCACACGCCAAAGTATTGAAGAGCTTGCCATAGGAGGTTAAGACCGGCAATAACGATCAGAGTATCATAGATTGCACCTTTTTTGTCTTCCCATTGGGGATATGTGTAAACTATTGCAATAAAGAAGAATGACAGTCCCGTTATAGCCGTTAATGCCTCCCATGAGATACCCATACGGTAGGCTATAAAGGAAACGAAAAGGAGGAGGGGTGCTAAGATTCGACAACCAGGAATGAAGCAACATAGCACCCCAGGAGAAAGGAGGAGGAGGTATGCAAAGTTTATGAATTTTTGTTCACGAGGATCGACAATATTTGTAGTGATAGCTATAGTACCGATGAGAAGGGCAGCGATGAGAAGGTAAAGGTATTTATATTTCATTTATCCTATTCTTATTAAAAGATCTTTGAGATTGCATTTGTCATCTATATAGGAAAAAATTATAGTAAGATCGTGCCCTATAATTTCAAACTTAAAACGATACCATCCCATAGTCATATTCTTCTTTAAGCCCTCTCTTATTTTTTGTGTAATATGCGTTGGTTCAATTTTTTCATGACCAACAGAATTTGTTATAATTTCACTAATTTCTCTATCCAATTTGTTTATTCTGCCTGGGTAAACATGAAACATAGAATCCTCCTTTTTTATTTTCATACATTCCTAAGAATATCGTTATGGTTAATAATGCCAGAATGAAAAGCAAAAATAGTTTATGCCGCACGTTGTAGCTCCTCCATTCCTGCTATCCGTTTGAACTCTGCAAGAGTCATATATTGAATCCTACCTCCATAATATACTTTCGCAGGCCATGTCAGCCATGTTGGATTAATTACGGGAGCAGGATAACAACGGCATTGAAACGTCTCACCCGGCGCGTAATTTGAATAGGGTTTCTTTTCATGGTTCAACTCTTCCGGATTGGGCGGGTCATTCCAATTACACAATACCTTATCCATAAGCCGATGGCTGAACCTTGTGCGCTGATCATGTGATGCCCGCCATATATACCATGATAGGCCATACTGTTCAGCCCGTGCCCTGGTAAGCTCTGTACTTGCCTTGCTTGTTTCAGTCCGGGCAATCAGGTTTATTCGGGCCTTAGTAAATCCAGGATATTGATCAATCAGATCGGAGGCAATGGAAGCGGCCCGCCTGCCCTTCAATGTCTCTTCCCGAATAAACTTGGCAACTTTATATTGTAGATCATCGGCAAAGGTAGAGATAAGCCGGGCGTTCTCAATAGCCATATTGTGCATAGCTGCACCGATAGGCCCCTGCATCTCGTTCTGTAAGGCCTCATATATCTGTCTTCCTCGCATACTCTGGGAAGCAGCTTCACGCCATGTTTTAGCATTGTCTACTGCAAGCCCGGTGATCATTCTTGAGGCCATATTATTTATCTCTTCTTTGAAATAAGAACTATTGCAGAAAGAGTTCAGATGGTTAAGAAAGTCGATTATAGGGTTATCGTCGGTATCGTCGGACTCTTCCGAGAAGAAAGAGTCATCTTCATCAATTCCGCTGTCGAGGTTATACTCGGATTCTCTATGGAGGTCAGACAGAACTCGTGCAATAATCTCTTTTTCATTATTGCTATGGCCTTTGCTAAAGAATCGGCTGATTTCTTCGTCACTATGACCCTCCTCGTAGAGATTTGTTACTGCTTCTTTTATAGAATTTCCTTCCTCAATTGTCAAGGCTTTTATGACTTTCTTATGACTTTCTTTTCTTTCTTCTTTCAGGAGGTCAATAAGGTAATCCGCAGGGCCGGAATACTCTTCCGGTATCTTTCCCATAAGGCCCATAGAGTACATTTCATCTGAAAGATCATCGAGGGCGCGGGTGCCTTTACCGATTACTCCCTTAACGCTCCTATCCTGGAAAGCTCCCATTAATCCATTTTGATTGAAGGATTTGCCGACATTATACCCACTGACCTTCTTCGGGTCTATGCCTCCCATTGACTGGACCATTGCCATAAGGCTTTTGAGAATAGCATCTTTCGTGTATGCTTTCTTTAATAGCCTCTTTTTGTATGCAGAAAGGAACTTTATCACAAGAAGATTGTGAAGCGACTGCCTGTATTTATTCTCTATTACGGGACGGAAAGACCATTGATTGAAGGTCATTTATACCCAGTCTCCCCGGAACCACTCTTTTATTTTATCTTTGGTTGACTTCTTTGACTCTAAGTTCGTCTTTTCCCCTTCAAGGTTGACTATCTCAGAAGTGATCTTTGTTGTTTTTCCCTTGTGTTTAAAATCTTCAACAGTGATTATTCCATCATATCCGTCTTTCAATACGGCTTTAGTCAATGCAAGACCTTTTTTACCACCATACATATTTGACAGATCAGTTTTCCATCCCCCTTCGGCGGTTGTCTTATGTTCTAATACCAAAGGATTTTTAAAGCTGATTGTTCCATATTCCACGTTCTTTTGATCTGTACCCCATGCCGTATTATGATATGTTATGTATTCGCCTTTTGGTTCAATGTTTTGCGCGAATCTATTACCCATGCTTGCCGATTTTTCATTGTTGTGCGAATAGGTAAAGGTTACCTGCTCCCCAGTCTCCATAATAGGGTCACCTTCATTGTAAACTCTTTCACCTTTTCCGCTTCCCGATCCCGCCCCCTCAGTGAACTTACCGTCTTCCTCTCTCGGATGCTCGCTCTCTACAAAATCACTATCTTTTGCCGCCACTTTCTTTATCGGCACTACATTGTCTTTTTCTTCCGGCTGTTCCTCTCCAAATCCTTCCATCCCCGGCATACCAAACTCACCCTTAGGCTGTACCTCGCTATCAGCTTTCTCTATATCCTCATCGGTGATATTTGTCCATAGCCCCGTAGTTTTGCCTGATTGCTTAAGCTCCTTTAGTGCGGTCTGATCGGATACAAGGCCTGCATTATAGGCAGTTGATACTGTAGCGGTATCCTTGCTTGCTATCTCGGCTTTCTCATTGTCGGACATTTCCCAGAGAGAATTGAAGTCAAATACAAAGTCCTCCGGCATAGGTTGTCCGAGAACTGACGCAAAGAGGACCGGGAATAACTTTGTTTCCATTTCCGGCCTCAATGAAAATTCCTGCAACTCATTAATATGATCATAATGATTTTGAAGATCGGCTGTACCCGTTGAATTTAGCCCCGCAGGTGACATACCAAAAAAACGCACGAGGGGGATATCAGCGGCCCCGGACATTTGTTGTTCCATTTGCACGATCATGTCTGATATACCTGCAAATCCATATTGTTGAGTCCAGAACTCATCTTCCGAGTCAAGAAGGGTTAAACCTTCGTTTGTCTGAAATTGCTGAATATACTGAAATTGTTTAATGACTGCCTCTTCCGCTTTACCTCCCATACTCAAGGCTTCCCGTAATCCTTTTACTCCTATGCCTCTAAGGTGCGCTTTGAATACAAGCTGGGCGGCACCGTAGATCACACTGTCAAAGGCTACGAGCATATCATACATACGTTCAATAACCGATATACCCCACATATTCTCAAATTTCTTTTGATAATAGGGCATCTCAACGCCATCGAAACGTATTATCCGGGAATGATGGATCTTGAAATTAGGGAGAGATGCAGCATCCCCTATAATGTCGTAATATTTTGGGTACCCAAGGTTAGGCCCCATATCTGATATAAGATCGCCAAGGGAAGGATTAACAAGCCAGCGATCCAATACCATAAGCCCTTTAAACTGTCCCTGTTTGATCGTAGACACGTCAAGCGGTTGTTTAGTATCCTGGCCATCAATGAGCATGATTGCAAGACCACCACCATAAAGACGCGACCATTTGAGGGCATTTGAAAGTTGATGCCATATCTTAAACTTTCCAAAGGCACGCATAAGTTGTGCGATATCACCGGGATCAATCTCTGAGGTTATTTCAATGCCTCCTCGTGTCATGTCCTCCGCGATAATATCAATTACCTTGCCGGTAGTCCAGGAGGTGCGATACATCCATTCAAGCTCCTGACGATTTCGCGATATAAGCTTACCAGGGGAATAATGACCCTGGGAAAATTGGTTGCTTGCCGTGCTGCCGACCTTTGCAACAAAATTAACAAATCCATCGGCGGTTCTTGAATCGGTAATAAGGTTCTTCTTTGTAACTGGCTTTTTCATAGAAATGTCTCCCAATTAAATCCCTGTCGAATCAATGGCTGAAGGGCATACCGTAATTGATCGATCATGTGGTTATCTGCATCAACGATAATAGGTAGGATGGTTTTTATTCCGCCGACATCCTGAGTTTTATATCTGTACAATCCAAACTCCTGAGCGGTATGCTTGCAACGTTCATGGATAATTATCTGCTCAAACTTTCTCAGATAAGTAATGCCTTCCTCAATACTGCCTTTCGCATCTGCTTTTGCATCGTCTCGTTTCCAGTTCTTTGGTACTCCGCGGATATTAAAACCCTTCTTCTTTGTATAGGATATTGTTTCCGGTCTTGAATCGTCTGCATTGATAGGCCATACACGAGAGCCAGGGACAAGATCGAATAGTGCCGATATCTCATCAAGCTCACAACCCAGGGCGTAGGCTTCATAATCGATATATAAACAATTATCTTTTATCCAACATCTTCCAAGTGTGGTAGGATCAGGCCCAAACCCCCAGTCTGCTCCGTAATAAAACTGAACATTTTCAGGTTCGTCAAAGGTTCTTATAATATACTTACCTTTGAAAACAAGGGCATCGCTAATATGTTTAGGATTCCCCTCCCAAACATTATCATATGCTTCCGGGTCCACTCGTTTAAGATATTCCATCTCCTTTCTTAATACTTCCGGGAAATATGGGTTATTTCGATATGATACTTTCTTGACTATGCTATCCGGTGGAGGATTGACTACAAACCTCTGATAAGTAGGATCGTCAACCTCGCCTGTATTGAATGATACCCATATCTCCGATCCTTCTTCCCTGATCGTCGGGATAAGAATATCCCATGATTCCTTGCTAACACTCTGGGCCTCCTCGATCCAGCACACATTAATTCCCTCTGTAGACTTGATCTCATTCATGTTATGATGAAGACCCTTGAATATAAACTCCGATCCGCGGCCGCTTGTTATCCTGTTTAGGATTACATTGAAATGCTTCTCCATCTTCCAATAAGCAATACGGTCAATCAGGAGACGATAAACTGAATCAGCGATAGAGGATTGAAATTCACGGGTACATAATACCCTTAACTTTTTAGAGTATGTTTTAAATAATAATGCATCTGCATATTGAACCGACTTCGCAGCACCACGCCCGCCATAATAAACTTTATATCTATGTGGATACCACAGGGGAATAAAAGACTTCGGAAATTTTACATAGAGTTCAGGAGTCTTGTTCATCGCTTCCAAACGGGATAATATTAATTATTACAGGGGCAGAGTTTAAGGATTCCCCACCGGGACCTGAAAGCTCTGAATGAGTTTTAGGTATTCTATTATGATCGATATTGAGAAGTAATGCTGAAAAGTTGGCAGGATAGAAACCTGCGGTCGTGCAAACCTTGATAATTTGCTCCTGTCTTTCATGTGCGCGTAGGTAAGAGTCCATAAATTCTTTATGTTCTGCCGCCCAAGTATACAAAGTTTGTTTACATATTCCTATCTTCCAACAAAACCCCTCAATAGTAGGAAGCTCACAAGCAATTCTTTTTTTCTCAATCTTGTTGTTTCCATAAGGGGTGATAATAGTGACTGTCTCCTCTTGGAGAGGATCAACGTTGAAATATTCTAAAATCATTTCACAATATTCAGGTCTATACTTTGTTGGTGCTCCTGCTTTTTCATATTTCTTCATGATATTATTCTCTTACACTTTTATAACATCAATGTCAATAAATATCTTCTTGACAAACTTTAAAATAATTGTTATAGATTCTTTACCGCCGCAAGGCCCTCTTTAAATCAATACCGCGAATACCGAGAGACCGCGAAAGGTCTTATACCTCTATTTCCGATCCTTCAACCTTATGCCAAACACCAGAGCCAACACTATACCCATATTCCTTCATTTCTTCCTCTGTATACTTTTTCCACGTAACAAGAGGGACGTGCCTCCCTATCGTTTCGTTTGTCCATTTCCACTTCTTAACTTTTGGCTGGGGAAGATCAATGTGAATTGTAGACTGATCTTGAATACACCCATAAAGTTGCATTGATAATCTATTTGCCCCTTCCGGTATCTGGATCTCTTCCAACCGGTAAATGTCGTATTTACCGATTGTTTCCTCCCTGTCGTGCCATTTTATAAAATCACCATCCTCATCAATAAACCATTCATTCGCGAAAACTTCCCGGTTCTCATTTAATGGTACAAACATTTTAATACTATTCATACCTTCCCTCCT